CTCGACTCCGGAAAAATCTGACAATTTACAAGTAAAGGGGTGAAAATATGACGACAGAGGAAAAAATAAGGGAATCCCTGATCGCTCAGCTGACGACACAGAACAAGCTGACTGACTATACTGTTGACCTGGTAGACACCTACATGAAGCACTGGAGGCTCAAGGAACGCCTTTCGGATGACATAGATGAGAACGGCATCCGGATCACGGTGTCTACCGGGAACGGCCACGACAAGACGCTTGCCAACCCTTCCGTCACTGACCTGCAGAGGGAGACGTCCATTATGCTGCAGATCCTCGATAAACTTGACTTGAAAACTCCGGTAATCGTTGGCAGCGCAAAGGATGATTACCTGTAAAGAGATAGGCGACTATCTGCAGTATGCCAAAGAGCACCCGAAATGGATAAATCGTGACCGCAAGCTCCTGATCAGGAACATAGTAAAGCCCACACTGAAGCGGAAGGACATTTATTTCGATGAAGAGACATACAGGAACTGCCTGCAGTACATCGAAAATAATTACTATCCGCTCTTCCCGTATCAGAAATTTATCATCGCCTTCATTTTCATGTACACGAAGGCGGAAAACGAGCCGGTCTTCCCCGAGATCGTTATCCTCATGGGGCGCGGTAATGGCAAAGACGGCCTCATGGCTCCGCTTGCGAACTTTTTCCAGACTCCTCTCTATGGGATACCGGAGTACCATGTGGAGCTGGTGGCCAACAGCGAACAGCAGATAAAAGATACATTCAACGTCGTCTACAACAAGCTTTCCGGGAATCCGAAATTCAAGGGCAAGTTCCGGATCACCAAGGAAATCATTGAAAATAACGAGACAAAGAGCTTTTTGAGATACAACACGAGCAATGCCAGTACAAAAGACGGCAAGGCTCCGGGCTGTATCTTTTTTAATGAGTATCACGCCTACGAGAATAATGACAGCGTGAACGTCTTCGAGTCTTCCGAGGGCAAAAAGAGGCACTTCCGCGAGATCATCATCACGACAAACGGATATGTCCGCGAGGGCCCACTCGACAAACTGCTCGATGACTGCCGGATCATCCTGGAAGGCGGCGCGAATCCGCTTGGGATATTCCCCTTCCTCTGCCGGCTGGACCGCGAGAGCGAAATCGGCAAGGAAGAGCCGATGCACAAGGCTAATCCGTCCATGGAATACCTGCCCACATTGCAGAGGGCTATTGCCAGGGGATGGATCAAGGCTAAAGGCGATCCCGAAAAATACCGCGAATACGTCACCAAGCGCTGTAACCTTCCCCAGCTCCGGGAAGAGCAGGCGGTCACATCCTGGAAGAACATCCTGCTGTGTTCCTATAAGGACGTGAAGCGCAAATCAGTCAGGAAATCCCAGGATACAAAAGGGAAACTTGCCATCATCGGGATCGACTATGCCGATGTCCGCGACTTCGCATCTGCCGGAGTGCTGACCATCGATGATGACGGCAACCATAAATGGAGACAGCACACATGGATCTGTGCAGAATCCCCGTATCTGTCCTCGATAAAATTCCCGATCGACAACGCAGGACAGGCGGGATTCAGGGATTTTGAGGTTGTCAGGTCCGCAACGATCCCGATCGGGAACATCATCGACTGGTGTGAAGACAGGATGAAAGAGTATCAGGTGGTCAAGATCACCATGGATACATACAGATTCACACTGTTCAAGACGATCTTCGAGGAGCGCGGCATCTCAATAGAGACCCGGGAGAATCCCCAGGGGACGGTCCGACTGCTGCGGAAGATCGGTTCTGTCTGCGGGATCATAGCGCCCACGATAGAAAAGCTGTTCTCCGAGCACCTGATAGATTACGGAGACTCGGCCATCATGCGCTGGTACACCCAGAACACCGGCACACTGACAGACAAGTTTGGAAATATGCAGTACGTAAAGATTGAGCCGAAGCTGAGGAAGAATGACGGCTTCATGGCTTATGTGGCAGCGGAATTTTCATCCGACCTGCTGAAAGAGGTAGTTGTTTATGTTTGAGTGGCTTTTTCAGAGAAATAGCGGCACGGTAGTCAACCTGCTGGATGTCATTTCCAAGGATCTGACAAAGGTACAGCTTGCGGCGATGGCTCAGGAAAAAGCCGCGGGGATGATCGCCAAGGCGATCGCAAAGAGCGAGATCGTCCTGACAAAGGGCGAGAACCGCAGGAAGGACATGGAGTATTACCGTCTCAATATCCGTCCGAATGACAACGAGACCGGCACAGACTTCTGGTTTAATGTGGCGCGAGACCTTGTCAGGACCGGTGAGGCTGTTGTGGTGCGGATGCAGACCGGCAAGTATTACAGGGCAAACAGCTGGAACACGGATGATTATGTCATGTTCCCGAAGACCTACAGCGATATCGTACTGACGGACGGATTTAACGAATTCTCCCTGCGGTACGGCTTCAGCAGTGATGATATCATGCACTTTCGCTTCAACACGGCGAAGATGCGGGTGTTCACAGACAATGTTCTGAACTGCATGAATGACGCCATGAACGCTGTACAGTCCCTGGAGACGATCACTCACACGCCGATCTTCAAATACCGTACAGACGCAAATCTGCAGTTCCGCAGGAAGACACAGGACGGCAAAGAAGTCAGGATCACCCTGGATGATGTCATGGACTCCTTTAAGTCCAAGATTGACGGCAAGAAGCTGGCGATCATCCATGAGCAGAACGGCACTTCGCTCGACTTCCTCGACTTCAAGTCAAATGTGACGGCTGCCGAAGTCCAGACCATGGCCGACATGATCAACAAGGAATGTGCGGCGGCATATGACATCCCCCTGGGTGTGTTCAACGGCCAGATCACAGAACAGTCTGACGCAACAAACGAGTTCATCACTTATGCAGTCTCTCCTGTGGCAGAAGTCATCAACGATACCCTCTCCGCGAAGCTGGTCGGCGAGAAGGATTACATCCGCGGGGAACGCATTTTTGTATGGCTTGCGCATTTTAAGCATGTAGACGTCATGGATGCCGCTCCTCAGCTTGACAAGCTCCGGGCGATCGGCTTCACGCTTGACGAGATTTTTGAAATGGTAGGTTATCCCGCCCTTAATACGGAATTCTCCACTACGAGGGCGTTAACAAAGAACTATACGACGGAAGGCATGGAGGAAGGCGGGAGCGACGGCTCTGCTGATGATCCGGCTGATGAGTCGATGGTTGATAGTAACCAGAAACTCAGCAAACACAAGGAAAGGAGGAAAAGGCGTGAAAGAGCCTAAGAAATACTTCCAGCTCACGCAGAGGGAAGACACCGCGGACCTCTACATCTTCGGTGATATCGAAAAATGGGCCTATGAGCCTGCGGGTGAGCAGTCCGGCGTGACTATCGTCAACCAGCTGAAGGCGGTGACGGCAAAGACCATCAATGTCCATATCAACAGCTACGGCGGCGATGTATCCGAAGGGCTTGCCATCTACAACGTACTGCGCGAGCATCCCGCACAGATCACAACTATCTGTGACGGATTCGCCTGTAGTGCCGCTTCTGTGGTCTTCATGGCCGGAGATAAGCGCATCATGTCACCGGCATCACTGCTGATGATCCACAACGCATGGACGATCGCCATGGGCAATGCTTCCGCACTCCGCAAGACCGCGGATGACATTGAGACCATCACCCAGGCATCTGTTGAGGCCTACAAGCGCACGGCGACGATCTCCGAGGAAGATATCAAGGCGCTCATGGACGCGGAGACATGGATCCTGCCGGCAGACGCGGTAGCATGGGGATTCGCCACCGACATCGACGATGACGATGAAGACGACGATGAGCCGAAACAGAGCGCTTTTGGCGTGATCATGCAGAAGCTGGTCACTCCGCATATGAGCGAACCTGCCCGCGTGGAAGTCACCGAGGACCATATCAAGGCACTTGCCGACAGGATCTCCGGGAACCTTCTGGAGAAGCTCCTGGAGCCCGAGACACCCGCCGCAAAGAAAAGCGGATGGGACACCTATTTCAAGTAAAGGAGAAATGATCATGAGAATCGACAAGATCAATCTTACAGAAGATATGAAAAATGAAATCATCCAGAAGCTGAACAGCGCAGAGGACAAAGGCCAGGCCATCACAGAGGCTGTCGAGCAGATCATCGCAGTATCCCAGAAGGACCTCATCGACCAGATCGTCGCAGAATCCTGTCGTGCAGAGCAGGATGCTGAGTATAAGAAGAGTCTCGGCCTCCGCAGCCTGTCCGAGAATGAGAAGAAATTCTTCGAGATGCTGAAGGCAGGTCCCAAGCAGGCACTCACCGCTGCGCAGATTGATGTTCTGCCTATTGAGACTGTTGACAGGACCCTCCAGGATGTCCGCACCGAGTATCCCATCACTCGCCTGATCAACTTCGCACCGGCCAATGTCAAACACTGGCTCGTTGGTTCCAAGACTGGTGCAGCTGTATGGGGCGCTCTGACTGATGCGATCTCCAACTCCGGCGAACTGTCCGCAACAATCACCAGCATGAATATCGAAGTGCACAAGCTGTTCGCATGGTTTGTCATTCCCAAGGCGATCCGCGACCTCGAAATCGGATATGTCGATAAGTACTTCCGCGCAATCCTGACAGAAGCCATGTATGACGGTATCGCTGCAGGTTATCTCGATGGAGACGGCAAGACCGCTCCTATCGGTATCATGCGTCAGATCAGCACGGTCGGACAGGACGGTACCCACACTGCAAAAACTGTGGTGCAGACCCTGACCGGCTTCTCTCCCAAGCAGCTTGCTCCTGTCCTCACAACACTGTCCAACGGCGGCAAGCGTGTAGTCGGTGAGATCACTGTTATCGCTAACCCTGCCGATGCATACGGATATGTCTATCCTGCACTGTATGGTGACAGCATCTCCGGAGGATATATCACAAAGAGCTTCATTCCTGTTTCCGTCATCGAAGAGCCCAAGATGACTCAGGGCAAAGGCGCGATCACCATTCCCGGCTGCTATACCATGGGATTCTCTGGCGTCAACGTTGCCGAGTACAGGGAGACAAAGGCAATGGAGGACGCGGATCTTTTCATCGCCAAGGTTTACGGTAACGGCCGTGCAGATGACGACAATACAGCATATATCTTCAATGTGACCAAGCTGGAAGAGTACATTCCCACTGTACTGACCAAGACCGAGGAATGATCTGAAGGAGGGCGGCGCTGATGGAAGATGCACTTTTATATGAGCTCTGTGAAGAGATAAGGCAAGACAACCAGGTGCCGCCCTATACGGATGATGAGATCATCACGCGCTCGATCCGTAGATGTGCGGCACGCCTGGACTCCCTCCGTCCGGGCGTTGACTTTTCGAAAGACACGGTTGCCCGTGGATATCTCAAAGATTTTGTAAATTACGACATGCTCCACAGGGGCGAAGAGTTTTTGCAGAATTACGGACCTGATATCCTCGCATGGCAGCTGTCGGAGGAAAGCGGGGTGACTGGCAATGAAACTTAACCGACAGGCGGCACTGCCCGAATATACGGACGGCTGTTTTGACCTGTATGACATTGTCGACGATGAAACCGGCCGGAAGATCAGAGCCAGGGACATCGGAAAGATCTGGTATCGCGACATCGGAGTATATGACCGCACGCGGATCACTTTTGAGCAGGCTGACAAGATGGTCACGCTCAAGATCCGCATCCCGGTCTGGAACGGCATCAGTTCAGATTGTGTCTGTGTGATCGGGGGCGAACAGCACAAGGTCTATAACAAGGCCAATGTGCTCTCAAGCCAGGGATATCCCGAGACAGAACTCACCCTCATCAATCCTCCGATGCCCTATGAGGTGGCTGAATGACAAAGAATGAATTTATATCCATTGTGAACAGCGTAGGAATCGCGGCGCGCGAAGGAGAACAGTTCCTCGAGGACCGCAGGGCATTCCCGAAGATCGCATACTGGGAATACTACTGGGCTGATGTGATGGCTTCCGGTGATGATTACAACACCGTAGTCACCTATCAGGTCTCTTTTGCGTCACGCACTCCCAGACATCCGAAACTGCTCGCACTCAAGGCAAAATTTAATGATGCCGGACTTCATCCCGCCATCTCACATGAGTATGTCAAGGGTACAGACGGCCCCGGATACTATCACAGCTACTTTGCTGTAGACGTTGAGGAGGAGCTCCCTGATGGCAACACTTGATCCAATGGAGGACTTTCTCGAAGATCTCCAGAAATACGAAGAAGCGGCCAGTGATGCCAATGTCGCCAATATCCTTCTGGAAGGCGGCAACGCACTGGCTGAAGACGTCCGCAAGCTCCCCAAGCCGAGGCGCAGCGTATCAAGTGCGACACACATGCTCGACACTGTATCTGCTAAGCCTTCCGGGAATATCGTACAGGTAGGGTGGGGAGCGTATTACGGCCCCTTCGTCGAGCGGGGTACGAAAAAAATGAGGTCTCAGCCGCACATCATCCCTACCTGGAACATGAATAAAGAGCGCTACTACAAACTGATGCAAGAAAAACTGTTTAACACCGCAGGAGGTTTATAAATGGCTATTACAGAAAAAAAGCCGAGCACAAAGCTGACGGTCGGAGCGCAGTATATCTGCTTCAATACCGGCGATCCTGACTGGGTGGCTGAATCTTTTGAAACCGAAGTGACAAAACTGCCCACTGTTGTCGATATCGACGTAGCCGACAATGCGGATTCTTATGAATCCTATGCGTCCGGCGATGTCTATGAATCCGACACGATCATCCTTTACAAGGATATCAGCGTCACACAGCTGGTTTTCCCTGAGGATATCCTCGCAAAGATGCGCGGCGACACTGTCGACGATGGTGTGATCCTGTCCGGCGGCATCAAGACAAGGCCGTTCTTCGCATACGGCGTGCCGGTGCTCAAAAAGGACGGTTCCAGGCACCTGAGATGGTTCCCCAAATGTAAGCTGATTGAGAATTCCGACAAGACGGCAACATCCACAGAGTCCCATTCCGACCAGACCGATTCCCTGAGCATCAGGGCATACGGTTTCGACACTGATCAGAATCAGGACGTCGGCTGCCTTACTTCTGTCGAGGGTAATGCGGGCATCACGGAAGACCTGTTCTTCGCAGCGCCCCTGCTCAGCGTCGCAGCTGTCAAGGCGATCCGTCCCAAAACAACACCGTAAGAATCACACACACAGGAGGACATGAATGGAAACAATGAACAACACGATTCAGGCGGTAGGCAGTGAGCCTGCCGCTTTTGTTTTATCCCCGCTTAAATCCACCGACGTGTGGCAGATGGTGAGGATCCTGAAGCGCATCGACATTATGGGGGCGGTAAAGAGCATTGACCCCAAACTCCTCGAGGCTCTGGATTACAAAAAACCTACCATGATGCAGGACGGGGAAGAAGTCCCCCTGCCGGAAGCGCAGTGGACAAAGGCGCAGAAAAAGGCTCATGAAAAAGCTCAGGAGGCTACAGATCGGCTTTTGTGGTCTGTGCTCGAAATCCTGATGGAGAACATCGGAGCCTGTGAGGATGACGTCAATAAAATGCTTGCGACGGGCATCGGAAAAGACCTCGCGTTCATCCGGTCCATGCCGGCAAATGATTATATTGACCTGATTGCACAGTTTATCACCCGCGAGGAATTCGCGGATTTTTTTATGCATGCAGCAAAATTGCTGAAGAAGATGGGTTCATCGCGGAGCTCTATCGCAAATGCAGTAACGTCAATGAGATGATCGACAGCGCCTTGACTGCCGGTTGTCTGGCCGATACGCTGACGGATTTCCAGAGGCAGGGAATCAGAGAGAAGAAATTCCTCCGGTGGATTGCCCAGGGAGGAAATCTAAGTTATGCAGAATTCTGGAGCAGGATGAGCAATGGCAGATGATATCAAGCGCGTAGGTATAGAGATTACCGCAGAGGGCGCGAAAGAATTTACAGCCAGCATGAAGGATATTCGTGCGGCAACAAAGGAAGCGTATTCGGAATTAAAGCTTGCGCAGTCTCAGTATGACAAAAATACGTCATCGACAAAAAAGCTCGAGGACAGGCAGAAATACCTCGCCAAGGTGACCGAAGAGTACACCAAGAAGTCACAGCTACTCGAAGGTGAATTAAAAGAGCTGGAGAGTGCGGAAAAGCGCGATGAAGCTGCTATCTCCAAAAAGCGCGCGGAGCTGAATCAGTGCAGGGCGAAACTTGCCGAATACGAAAACGGATTAAAGGATGTAAACGAACAGCTTTCGTCCCATTCCGCTCAGCTGAAGGATTGGGGAGAAAAACTCAAGACAGTCGGCAGCAAGATGACAGAGGTAGGCAAGACGCTGTCTACGCATGTCACAGCTCCGATCGTAGCTGCAGGCGCTGCTTCTGTGGCTGCGTGGGGAGAAGTTGACGGAGCGATGGATACCGTCACCACAAAGACGGGAGCTACCGGAGACGCTCTGGAAGATATGCAGCAGAGGGTCAGAAACATCGCCGAGACGATCCCCACAGACTTCCAGACAGCGGCCGATGCTGTCGGCGAGGTCAATACCCGCTTTGGAGTCACTGGCGATGAGCTCGAAGAGCTCTCCAAGCAGTTTGTAGAATTCGCGCAGATCAATGATACCGACGTGTCATCCTCTATTGACTCTGTGCAGTCCGCGATGGCTGCATGGGGAGTGGAGACAGAAGATGCCGGTAAAATGCTCGACCTTTTGAATAAAGCAGGGCAGGATACCGGCGTTTCTGTTGACAGGCTTGCGGATCTTCTGAAGACGAACAAGACTGCGCTTGACGAGATGGGATTCTCTGTCTCCGATTCCGCCATGTTCCTGGCTAACCTGGATAAAAACGGTGTTGACGCAAGTACAGCTATCGCCGGCCTCAGAAAAGCACTGCAGAACGCATCCAAAGACGGAAAAACATCCAAGGAAGCGCTTGACGAATTGCAGGAGAAGATGGGAGAGGGCGCAGATAAGTCTGATGCTTATGCCGCAGCCATCGAGGTATTTGGAGCAAAGGCAGGTCCTGCGATCGCCGACGCGGTTCGGGAAGGCCGTCTGTCGTTTGATGAGCTCGGAACGTCTCTTGATGATTACGCGGGAAATGTGGGCGATACATTTGAGGCGACGGTGGATCCGCTTGATCAGCTGACCACAGCTATGAATGTAGCGAAAGACCTCGGTTATGAGATCGTGGAGACAGCAGCGCCCATGATTGTCCAGGCAATGACCGCGCTTCGCGATGTTGTCCAGGGCGTCAAAGAGAAATGGGACAGCCTGAGCGAAGGCCAGCAGGAGATGATCCTGAAGATTGCCGGCATCGCTGCAGTGGTAGGCCCTTTGCTTGTGGTCCTTGGCAGTGTGGTTGGGGCAATAGGATCAATTGTCAGCACTATAGGCGTACTTATGCCCGCAATCATGGGCGTGATCGGAGTGATAGGAGCACCGCTCCTTGCCGGTATTGCCATAGCTATTGCGGCAGGCGCCTTGTTGATAGCTAACTGGAAAAACATAAAGCAGTGGGCCACAGACCTCGCAGCGGCTGTTTCCCAGAAATGGTCTGAACTGAAAAAATCTGTCAGCGATACCGTAAAGAACCTGAAGGATACCATAACCCGTACTTTTACAGCAGCCAAGACGGCTGCCGTAAATACGGTTGAGTCTTTGAAGCAGGGTGCCATAAATAAATTTAATGCAGCCCGAACAGCTGTCTCTAATACTGTAAATGGTATTAAGTCAGCGGTCTCTAATGCTTTTACGGCAGCCCGAGAAGCCGTCTCTAATGCTGTAGGAAATATTCGCAGCAGGATAAGTGACGGATTTAATGCAGCGAAGACCAAGGTGGCCGATATTTTTGACTCTATTAAGCAGAAGATCAAGGATAAAATGGACGCTGCCCGAGAAGCCGTCTCTAATGCGATTGAAAAAATCAAGGGTAAATTCAAGTTCCATTGGAGTTTACCCAAGTTAAAAATGCCGCATCCAAAGATCACGGGCAAGTTCTCGCTTAATCCTCCGTCTGTCCCGCATTTCTCCATTGACTGGTACGAGAAGGCCACCAAAGACCTCTACATGCTGGATGGCGCGACAATCTTCGGCGCTATGGGCGGCAAGGCTCTCGGAGGCGGTGAAGCAGGGAGAGAGATCCTTGTTGGAGAGCAGAAAGCCATCGACCTGATCTCCAAGGCGTCCGGGAATAAGGAACTGATCGCGCTGATCAAGTACCTGATACAGCTCCTTGAATACTACCTTCCGAAGCGGACGGGCCCGAATAGCAGAGAACTCGACAGGATGCTGGGGGCATTGTTATGAATAAAGCAATTTTAATCAATGGTCAAGGCAGGCAGTATGACTTGCTTGACAGCGCATTGTCCCCCGGCTTCCAGATCGAGGGACTCGGATACGCAGACGATACGGATTTTTTGGTGATAGGCGGCAGGTATTACCCACTGGAAGAAAATTCCGAGCAGAAGTCTCTGGAGACTACCCTTCTTTTCATGGATGCCGCTGACAGCAAATATTATGAATTCGTCAAATTTGCCCGCCATAATCCGCTGACGCTGCTTTACGGAAACCAAAACGGAGAATTCTATATTCCATGCAGGCTTCGGTCGATATCCAAGGTCGACCAGCTTGGAATCAGGAGATATCCCGCTCCGGTACAGCTGACACAGATGGGGAGACCATATCGGATCATAACAGCGGAGTGCAAATCCGGGGTCGGGACGGAAGGCAAGATATATCCTTACGTTTACGACTACAAGTATGCCAATGAGGGCGCGAACAGAATATCTATCAGATCAGATTCCTATCTCAACAGCGCCTGCATCCTGACTATTTACGGCAGTGCGGATGCACCTATCTGGAGACATTACCTCAACGGCGAACTTGTCGAGACAGGAGCGTTCTCCGGCACGATCCCGTCCGGAAACAGGCTCGTTATTGATTCCCGGTCAATGCCCCAGAGCATCATCGAGTATGATGCTGCAGGCATGGTTGTGGCCGACAGGTATCAACTCTGTGATTTTTCCACAGAGCGCTTCCTGCATGTGGGAGAAGGGGACAACCGATATGTATTATCTCACAATGGGATAACAGACCTGGCTGCGAAGGTGGAGGCTTACATAGAATATGAGGCAATTTAATGTCGAGATTTTTAAGAGGGATTTTTCCTTTGTGAGCCATACCAATGTGAGCAATGTATCGTATGCAGAGGATTACCTCTCACCGGTAACAAACGAGATTACCGTGCTTAACTGCGAAGCCTCGAAAGGCGATTACATCCGGATCCAGGACGCAGAGGATGACTTTTTCGGGATCATCACAGCTGTATCCAGTCGGGACACCAAGACCATGACGATCCAGTACGGCAGCTTCCTCAGTATATTTGACACAGACCTGCTTTTTGATACAGATCTGCAGGGGACTGCGGACCTGGAGACAGTGCTGAAAAATCTGATCACAAACATGTTTATCAGTAATCCCGATACGGCACAGAACATTCCGGGGCTGTCAGTCGAGACAGTCAGCTCAACAACAGGCTGGGGTTTTAACCTCAAATCCGATACAGAGGGAAAGCATCACTGCATCATCAATTTTTATAACGTGCTGATTGCGAGGGCGCTTGAGAAGTATTCGGTGGTCATCACCGTCACGCCTGATGTGCAGAATAAAGCCATCGTGCTGACTATCGGAGCAATACAGGAGTCACCGAAAGTAATCGAGGCAGACCTCCCGAATATTGTCGTCAAAAACGTAGTCATCAAGGAAACCGACAAGGATGTTAACAAGCTGACGGTCTACAATACCGAGAATTACACAGATGTGAGGACATACTATCGGCACAGTGATGATACCTACAGCATAGTGAATACCGACCGGATCACTCCGGTTGTGCAGGAAATCCATGGAGTTGCTCCGGCGCAGGATGGGACATTTGAAAACGCTGCGGATTCTGATGCGGCGAATGTTTTCGGAGGCATCAGCTATAACAACCTGATCGAGTTGACCGTCACCAATGGCGATACACTCGTAAAGCCCTACGCGCTCGACATCGGGCAGGTGGTAAACATCATCTCAAAAGGGAATGTTTACACAAGCATCCTCACCGGCAAGGCAGTCTCTGACAGTACACAGCTTACGTTTGGAACGATCAGGCTCGACCTGACAAAGATTATCAAAAGGAGATACGGCGGAAAATGGCAATAGAACTGATCACATATTATTCCGGCAATGGTGTCACGCCGATGAATGACGCCATTATACAGGAATTGATTACAGGTCCGGGCGGCATCTTTACCGGGTGCGGGATCACTGCCGCAAACGGTAATAATCTCTATATCGGAGAGGGCTACGGAGCCATTAAGGGCCGTCTCTTTAAAATCACAAATACCACGGTGAGCGTAGTCCTGGCATCGAGCGGAACACTGAAGGGCAGGCTTGTGGTAAAGCTTGACCTGTCAAACACCGAAGAGCCGATTGCAATCGAGGCACACACTGGCTCGACCCTCTATCAGCTCACCCAGGAAGATGACGCGAACTACACAGACGGGGTATTTGAGATCGGGATTGCGACGTTTGATGTAACCACAACGGCCATCACAAACATCGTCCCGGAATACCGCACCCTTAAGACGATGGTCGACGCGATCTACCCTGTCGGCTCGATCTACATGAGCGCGAACAATACTGACCCTGCTCTGCTCTTCGGAGGAACCTGGGAACAGATTTCCGGGAAGTTCCTCCTCTCTGCAGATGCATCCCATGCGGCGGGATCTACAGGCGGCGCGGCAAGTCACAAGTTGACCACCGCAGAACTCCCCGCGCACGCGCACAGCCTCAACAACCACACGCACACCGTGCCGGCACATACGCACTCGGCATCGACGGCCAGCTCCGGAGCACACACTCACAGCATCCCCAGGTGGATGCAGGCAACACCCACAGCAGACGGCACAGGCAGACTTGCCCAGGGCAGCATTGATTCTTCATATGTAACCAGCAAGGCCGGCGCTCATACGCACAGCGTGACGGTTGCCAGCAAGCCCGCATTCGACACGGCCGCGGCATCCGGCAGTACTGGCAGCACAGGTAGCGGCACTGCGATCTCAATGATGCCGCCTTATCTGGCCGTATACATGTGGAAGCGCACAGCATAAGGAAGGAGGAGTAAATGGCAGATATTACTACATGGACTCCGATCACTGCACCTACCGATTTTCGGGACGATAAAGTTTTTGACATTGATTTTAAGACAAAAACCGTCCAGGTACTCGTAGAGCAGCCGATCGTCGCGGGAGAAAACCTCAGCCAGTTCATCAAGTTTCAGGCACCGCGGTATTATGACAATATCGACTTGACTAACATGACGGTAAACATCCTCTACGTGTCGCCGGCCGGAAACACAGGCATCTCTGCAGCAGTCAACACCGAATACAGCGATGACATGATCCGCTGCGGCTGGCTCGTACCTTATGCGGCATGCCCGGAAAAGGGCACACTCCTTTTTGTGCTGGAATTCGTCGGAGCGGACTATGTGCTCAAGACAACCATCGGAAGCACACCGGTTCTGGATAGTATCAACGATGCAGATGTGATCCCCGAGCCCGTAGAGCAGACATGGTACATCACACTGCAGGCCAATGTCTCCGCAGCACTGCAGGAGGCCCAGACAGCACTCGGCAGGATTGAGAGTATCTTTAATGCTCTTAGTGCGCCGATGTCTGCAAGCACCGCAGTGGATATGGTAGACGAATCTGCGATCTACGTCTACACCGGATCAGAGACCGGATATACCTATGGCAATTGGTATTACTACGATGGAACAGAGTGGACATCCGGTGGAGCCTATGCGAGCACTGCGCTTGTTACTGATCGGACGCTCTCCAAGAGCGGACAGGCGGCGGATGCACTTGAGACAGGGAGAAGGATTGAGGAGTTAAGCAGTGATTTAAGCGATATTAGCACAACTGGCATCAACCTATTTGATAAATCAAAAGCACTCTTGAATAGGGCTGTTAATCTCAGCGGAGTCGAATATACTGCCAATAACTTTTATTGTACAGATTATATATCTGTTGTTCCGTCTACCAATTACAGGATTGCGGTCGGCATTGGATCGGCAAGCGCATATCTTACATGTGCGTTTTATGATAGTAGCAAGAATTTTATATCGGGGTCGTTTAATAGCAAAATCACGGAATATACAGTCACAACACCTGAAAACTGTGCCTATTTGCGGATAAACGGCGCAATTGTCAGGATTGATACACAGATGGTATCGCTTGCCGGTGTTAATCGCTTTTCTGATTATCAACGTATTATCAGCGGAAGTGGCCAAAGGGGTGTATCACTTGTAAGCCCAAGCGAAATATTTTACAACAAGACAACGGGGACATTAACAGCTAAGAATGCAATGTCTATCGTGACGCCTGACAATGCTTTTAACATTGGCACATCGGTAAATGTAGGCACTACCGGCGGTTATCTGTATTGGAATAAAAGAGATGGAACGCTTTACACGAGCGCAACAAATGATACGGGTGCAGAAATTTATTTACTTGCGACGCTTACTGCTACAAGGGAGTTTGAATCACACAAGCAGTATTGCACGTTAGATTCAGCATTTCCGATTTTTAAATTAGACCTATACAGTAATAAACTTATTGTGCAAGTAAATGGACGTCCCTGCTATTTGCTTTATAACGGCACTTATTATGCAATACCAGCAGATTTCTATCAGGAGATAACTCTGACGAATCACTGTGCGGTTATCTATTCGCCAGGAAGCGACAGTTTTGAAGTTGTATCGGAATTTACAAATTATGCATTAAGCAAGGGGATTCCGGTAATGACACGATACTACACGCAAATCACCTGTCGTGTGCCGTATGAAACAATTATAAATGATGGTAGTTATAAGAATTTTGTTTGTTATGGTGACAGCCTTACATGGTACGACGGCCATGCATTTACATGGGGAGAGCATCAAGGAGAAACGTGTATTGGCTTTGAATCTTATATCAGAAACGACCTACAGGCAAGAGCAGTGGCAAACAGAGGAGAATCAGGGAAAACTACTCCTCAGATTTGCGGCAAAATCCTTACCGCAACCGATTTATCAGATTATGATGTCATGACAATCATGGGGGGAGACAATGATGACCGCTTAGAGGTAAGCACTGGAACGGTTCAGCCAATCGGGGGATCATTTGATACGTCAACGGTATGCGGAGCGTTGCAGAGTGCCATAGAGTATGCTCTTGGTCAGAATCCCAATTTGCGAATCATACTGATGACGGAGCCGATGGGATGGACATATCAGGATGGGGCCATGGACAGAGTTTCGGAACTTGTGCCAAACGCATATAAAAACGTGGCGAAGCAGTACGGTTTACCGCTCATTGACTTATGGGGCGAATCGGGGATCAACGAATTGACAAGAGAAACATTTTATGCCGACCCTGCACCGTCAGGCAATCAGCTGTATATGTACCATCCAAACAACAAAGGCTGGATAAGATGCTCTAAGATAATCGTAAAAAAGATTAAAGGCTATATTTAAGGAGACCCCATATTAACCTACTGCTTTGAATCCGCATATGTACCACGGACGCTTGCAAGGTGCAGATAACACAAAAGAAAGGACATCTAATGGACATTGTAGTTTTTCTTGAGAACTTTCATTTTCGCAACGAAATTCTTGAACTGATTGTGCCGATTATCATGATGGCTGTGGATTTCCTGACAGGATCCTTCGGCGCATGGATGACCCACACCTTCCAGTCTGCCCGGATGAGAGCAGGTCTGACCAAGAAGGTGGGTGAGATGTCCATCATCGTCATCGGTGCTCTACTGTCATACGCACTGAGACTCCCGCCTCAGATCATGGCAGGTATTTCACTCTACATCATCTACATGGAACTGATGTCCATCTGCGAAAATGCAAAAAAGATGGGTGCTCCTCTTCCTGGATTTGTCAGCAAAGTCCTCAATACCGTGGATGCAACACTGAAAGAGGAAGATATCACAGAGGCGGTCAAGAAAATCAAGGAGCTCGAAAAAGAGATCGAAGAATTGAAGAAATAATCATAAAAAGTAAGTGCTGAGAGCAGAGATGTTCTCGGCACTTTTATTTTTAAGAAAGGAGAATCATGAGTAAAACAGTAATCGACCTTTCGAAGTTTAATTTCGTTGAAAACTGGCCCAAAGTAAAAGCGGCTGTTGATGCTGTCATCCTGCGTCTCGGCTATCGTGGTGCACATACAGGCACAATCACGTATGATCCCAAGTATCTTGAGTACATGGCTGCCTGCCAGAAGCACGATATCCCGACGATGATCTATTTCTTCCCGTGTTCCATCTCCACTGCAGAAGCGGAAGCAGAGGCAAACTTTATCATCTCCGCGGCGAAAAAGGTCAATCTTTGCGGCCCGATCTGGCTCGATTCCGAAGTTGTTTACCAGGATCGCTCCGGCAGGTCCGACAATCTCGGCAAAGCCGACAGGACAAAATACCTCAATGTTATCCTCCGCAGACTCCATGAGGCCGGTTATGAGTGCGGGGTGTATGCATCAAAGAGTTGGTTCTCGGGAAATCTCAACGATGCCGATCTGGAATCCTACTGCCTGCGCTGGGTGGCACAGTGGGCTGATCAGCTGACATATACCGGACATGATGTGGCACTCTGGCAGTATATCAACAATGGAGCAATTCCCGGCATCAACGGCAGAGTTGATATCTCGAAGTGCTACATTGCTCTGGACGGCTCCAAAGGCTCAGAGGCTGTGAGCTCCGGAGTTACCAGGACAGATATCGTCCAGCAGGTCTGCAGCTGGGAAGGATGGAACGAGAAGACCGAAAAGCATCGCATTATCATCGACATTTATAACAAGTATCTGCCGACTGCGGTCAAAACCGGCACGCTCAACTACACCGTGAAATACATCGATGAATGGTGCGCGACTGGCGCCAGCGGCGCATATATTCAGGCCGGTGCTCCGGAACTGTTCCCGATCGAGTGCGGCTGCCCCCGCATGATTACGCTCGCCAAGAAGATGGGCATCTGGGAAGAGGCTGATAATCATGTTCCCAGGCTTGCAGAAGCCGTACTCTATGACTGGCAGGATTCTGGATCCGGAGACAATACCGGCGTAGCTGATCACATTGGTCTTGTCATCGATGTCGACGAGAAGGCTGGGACATTTACGGTGATGGAGTGCAATAAGGATGAGGCTGTCGGCAGGAGAGTGATGAAGATCAACGGAAGATATATCCGCGGATTCATTTGCCCGAAATTTGCTGAGGACACAGATGTCCCGACCAAAACCATCGAGACCAAGGCAGTAAAGACTGCCGGCGGTTATGAGATCAGCGGGACCGGCACACCGAGCAAAAAAGTACTCTTCACCGGCATCCTGAAGCTGACCATGAAGGTTACTGCACGCAGACAGCCGAAGGTATCCGGAGAGCCCTGCAGTTTCTCGCCTGTCGATGGCCTGACATGGATTGACGTCTGTGATTACATCACCACAGACAAGAAGTGGGCATACTGCTGTATCAATGGCCTGTATGGCTATATTCTCAATTCTTCCATCATCGATTATGTCCGCAAGGGCGGCCAGAGCATTGACAAGGTCGTGCAGTGGGTTCTGGACAATGATTTCGGCACCCGAGAGACCCGCAGAAAGTGCCTTGAAAGCCTGGGCTATGATTATGACGCAGTCCAGAAGGTTGTCACGGCGAAAGTACAGGAACAGCAGAAAAAAGAATCCGCAGAGAATCCGCGCATCCGGATCTGGGCAATTCCGCCGTTTTTCGAGGGTTCCCAGGGCGAGCGCCTTTTCGGTGACTCGACGGCGATCATCCAGTATGACGCAAACAACAAGCCGCAGTATGTCGTGCTGATCGATGCGGGACTCGTGAAGGATAATGGCAAACTCAAACCTCCGATCGTAAGCAAACTGAAAGCTGCCGGTATCACAAAGATTGACGCACTGATCCTGAGTCATGCCCATGGCGATCACTATGCCATGTTCTCCGATATCTTCAACAACTTCAAGGTCTGCCACCTGTATCTTCCTAAATATGACGGCCTCAAGGCACTGGGGCTGACAAAGTACGTTGATGCCATCAAGAATCAGACCAAGAAGGCAGAGAAGCATGGTGCCGATTATACATACATGGAGCCCGGCAAGGAAGTCTTTCAGATCGGTCAGATCGTCTGCGAGTGCCTCTTCCAGGCAAATTACAAAGACCTGGCAAACAAGGACGGCCATTATGCTGTCAACTCCCTGTCTCCTGCACTGCGGTTTACCCTCGGGGGAATCTGGCGCTATCATACCGCAGGCGACATGCAGAATGATGCCAACCGCCTCATGGTCAAAGCTGTGAAGGACCTGCGTGCAGATGTCTTTAAATTCCAGTGGCATGGAGATGGAAACGCAATGAGCGCAAGCCTCATGGAAGCTATGCGGCCACTAGTTGCCTTTTCCAACTACCATCACAAGGAGCGGTCCGGCAGAGGCGGCACAAGGAAGAAAGCCGAGGCAGTGGGAGCCGTTGTGGCCCGCAACTGGGAAAACGGCGATATCTATCTTGACTGCCAGGGCGAAACCATGAAACTATCCTGCTCCAAGGGCAACCTGTCCCGCACTTTCGTAAAAAAAAACTAAGCTATAAGGTCAGTTTGACGACAAAGGTAAAATCATCCTCTGGCTCCGGCCTGCTTGCCATCGAGCCGGAGGATTACACTACCGCAGAGGTGCAGGCCCTCAAGCGTGCCGGGTATACTGTCCTGGCCTATCTAAGCATAGGATCCGTATCGGATGAGCGCAGCTATTATAAGCAGCTACAGAAATACACGCTCCGGAAACTCGATGACTGGGAACATGAGCGGTATTTAGATGTCTGCAATCAATTCGTGCAGGACTGGATGATTAAGAGGGGAAAAGAAATCCTCTCGATGGGATTTGATGGGCTGTGGATTGATAATCTGGATGTCTACGAGGAGTATCCGTCCGCAAATGCATACAACGGAATCACCCGCATTTTATCCGCACTCTATCCTCACGGCTACATCATGATCAACGGCGGCATGGAATACATGCTCCGCGCCATCTCCCAGAAGGCCCGCGTGGCTCACGGAGTGACGCAGGAAGAGGTTTTCTCGCTTATTACGGACTATTCAGGGTCTGGAGAATTCGGAGCTCAGATCGCCTCTGAGAGCTTTGAATACCAGAAATATATCTCCAAGGCAATGGGTGCCGGCATGGAGGCGTATCTTTTGGAATACACCCGAGATTCAAAACTTAAGCAAAAGATAATCGATTACTGTGCTGCATCCGGAGCGGGATATTACATCTCGGAGGATGTAGATCTGTAAGTTGAGCATAGAGTGAGTCTGGCGCCGGACCGCTATGCAGTTGTTTCCGGTTATGCTCATTAGATACCCGATAGTGACATGATAGTAACATCGTGCTGTCTAAGGAGCATAACATAAGGAAACCAATCATCTCCCGATTATCCAAGCGATAATTTTCAGACCAAAATATCAACAAGAATCACACACAAGACCCGCAGAAATCCAGTGTTTCTGCGGGTTCTTTTTATTTCCACTTCTTTTGCATTTCTTAGAAAATCTACTCATTAGTAACACAATAGTAACACGTTAGTAACAGCGTTTTATGGGTCTTCCGTAAGACTTCCGGAGTCTTCCGTAAGATGCCGGATAATGGCTTTTCTGACTTCCAGCTTTGTCCTGCAGTGCAGGATGATTCCGTCTTTAAAGGTGATGTCATAACCATCGTGCATGTTACCTCGTATACCTGAGAGCATAGCCCTGTGCTTCTCTGCAATCTGCATGGTGTCAAACATGCCTTCCTGATCGCGGCGCACAAGGTCCTGGACGTAGGAGCTGACGGACATCCCTCTGTCTTTCGCCAGGGAAGCAATAACCTGCTTCATTCCTTTGGGTACCGCCAGCTCAATCCGGTCATAGTGCGCTGCCTTATGCCGGTTCTTGTATGCGGTATTCATATCTTGTTTATAGCCTCCAGTTTTGCGGGGAGCTCCACATGGGTATAGACGACCTCTGTGACTCCCTGGCCTTTATGACCTACGATCTTGCGGATGATGCGCTGGTCAACACCTGCCTCTGTCAACAGGGATACACATGTGTGCCGGGTGTCGTGCGGCTTATGGTCCATCCCGAGGAGCACCATGACTCCGTCCCAGTAAGTGTCCCGGAAGGCATCATAAGACATCGGCCTGTTCTGTGCTGAGCAGATCAGGGAGTCGCAGGGCTTCTGCAGCCACTTCTCAATAAGGGGAGCAACCTTCTCTGCAATAGGGACTTCCCGGACACCTGCAGAGGTTTTTGCCTTCCTGACATGCAGCCATCTCTCTTCCAGATGGATATCCTCTTTTCTGAGGGCGAGGAGCTCTCCGATCCGGACACCGGTGTAGATCATGATCAGGACCACAGAGATGTATTCATTGCCGCCTTCCATCTCCCAGAGTCGGGAGATCTCCGCAGCTGTAAAAGGAGACCTGTCTATCTTGTTCGGGTTCCCTGGCTTCGAAGTATCGAGATATCTGAGCATCTCGCGCCGGTCCGGAGAGATGATCTCGTGCATCACGGCATAGTCCCACATCAGGCCGAAGAGGTTCTTCATGGTCTTTAGTGTAGGCGTGTTCTTCCCGGAGGAGTCCATGACCTTCTGCAGGTGGTCAAGTTTAATGTCGACCACACGCATGGAGCTGATCGAGTCGCAGTATCTGTGCACGGAAGAGTATGAGACCACACCGCTGTGAGAGATCTTCTTAAAATGCTCATCTGACCATCTTGTGTACAACTCCTCGAAAGTGATAGTACCGATGTGCAGGTCATAAGGATCTTTGTTGTAATCGGAGAGGGCTGTCAACGCTTCTGTTCTGGTCGTGTAATAACCGATGAATTTATAGATCGGCTGTCCATTGTCCTTCCATCCAGTAGTCTTCCTGGCAGCCCATGGGCGTCGCCGGTTGCCGGACAACTTATAAACTGACCCGAATTTGTTTGGTAATCTGTACGCCATAATAAAAAACTCCTTTCAGGGTGTAGAAAACTAAGCCCCAAAAGGATATACTAAGCGTGTACGGTGCTGTGCTCCTCTGGGGCCGGTATCAAATTATCCGTCCATCCTGTTGGCGCAGGGTGGGCGGTTTTTTTTTTATGTAAATTAATAACTTTCAATCATTTGGTAGAAAACATCTTCTGTTATTACAGAAATATCAGAACCTTCCTGTTGAAGCTTTTCGGCTTTCTTTTGTTTTGAGGTTTTCCCGTCTTTTATGGTTTTGCAATAATCAGTGCAACCGAGCACGAGATAATTGGTTTTCTTAGTAACAGTTTCTGTAAGTTTTCCACCCATATTAACAACAATTTGACAAGCCTCTTTACGAGGCATCTGATCAAGCTTTCCGGTGAAACAAAATGCTTTCCCATAAATATCTGATTCTTCATCTGGCACATAGTTAGGATTTGCCAAGATGTCTTTGGCAGTCCATTTATTACCGCTGGGTTTTTTCTTAAATCTCTTCAGGAATGATTCTTTATCATCGATCATGGAGATCATGCACTGAAAAATCTGATTTGTAAGTTCACAGTCTTTTAGGGCTCTATGAGCCCCGTCCGGTGATATACCTAAACGCTGACAAACAGCTCCAAGCGTTCTGTGCTGGAGATCCGGAAGCAGTTTGTTGGCGAACCTGACTGTGTTGATGTAGTCGTTAGTGAACGGCTTTCCCGCATGATTCACAGATGCATCGTATATGAAATTAATGTCAAAACTAACATTATGACCCACAACTACATCATCACCAATGAAGGAAAGATACTGCCCGATCACATCGGCTACCCCTGGAGAATTTTTTACCATTTCGTTACTGATACCCGTCAGCATTGTAATAAATGCATTGATGGGTATCTGGGGCTTGACCAGGGTGTGGAATGTTTCTATGGGCCTCCTGTTACGGTATCGGATGGCAGCTAATTCGATAATCTCATCCCACAAGGGGCTAAGGCCGGTGGTCTCAATATCTATCACGGTGTAGTCGTCTGGAAAAGAAATAACACTCCTGCCTTTTTCTTCCCTCATTTCCGTCCTCCTCATAATCTTGTTATTCAAATAAGTTCCATAACACCCAAAGGCTCAAAATAGATCGTGTAGTTATCTACCTGAACACAGAGGCCGTATTTCTCATGATAATAGTCTACGGCATCCTGCAGCATTTCCTCTGTAACTTCTAAATTCTGTGCAATCTCATATCTGTTCCTGCATCCTGCTCTGTATGCTTTGATGATGCCGGTCAGACCGATCAGGCGGTTATATGCCCAGATCCGGCCTCTCAGCTCCTGCTTCCGGTTGGATGCATCTTTCTGATCGAGGATATCTCCGGATGCTGTCAGGTGGTGCCCCAGCTCCTCAGCAAGGATGCTGGCCTTTTCAGCGTTGGTCTCGATCTGACTGTTGACTGCGATTACACCATCACAGTACAGTCCCTTTATTTTGTCTGATTCAAATTTCCAGTCTATTACTTCGGCGCCGTTGTCTGCGGCTTGTTGTCTCAATTCTTCTGTAGTAGTCATCTGTGCAGTCCTCCTGCAAGGGAGGATAGTGCAGGGCCTGTCCATTAAAACGGACATCTGTATCAGCTCCTCTTGGATTTCACAAACCTGATAAATTTGTCTATCTCGACGAGTTCTTCTTCTGAAAAAATCTCACCCTCAAAATGCGCAGCAAGAGTATCCGGCTTTTCATAAGGCTCCTCTGAAAGCAATTCGTCTGCCGTCATTCCCAGTGCATGGGCAATTTTGATGATTAGATCAATGTCCACCCTATTGCTATCCCTTTTAATCATCGAATAAATGGTGGAGGGTGTAACACCGATCTTTTTTGCAAGTTCATTTGCATTTATGCCTTTGGCTTTCATAATGGCTTCCAATCTTACTCCGATACCCATAGCAGCACACTCCTTTCCTGTTTCTTAATGTACCACTCTTGCGTAGACAAGTAAATATAAATCTATTCAAATGCGTAAAAAACTATTGACAAGATACGCACGTGCGTATATTATGGGAGATACCAGTTACGCAACTGCGTAATTGAGTCTGTAGAAAGGAGGTATGAATATGGGTTATCCAAATCTCAGGGCAGAGATGGCAAGGTCAAATCCGAGAATCGAAATAAAAGACCTCATGAAAGTGACTGGGAAATCAAGAGCAGGTATTTCGAACAATCTCAATGGTAAGGGGAGTTTCTCGGTGGCAGAGAGCATTGCAATCAGAAACACTTTTTTCCCTGGCTTTTCCATCGACTATCTTTTTGCACCGGATGATGTTGTGGAACAGGAAGGAGGAACGAAATGACTATCGATCAGGCACACATGATCGCGACATCCGGAGACAGGATCTTCCGTGTGGAAGGGCGGGTCCGCGGTGAATGGTACTCGGATCATGTGGTCGAATACGTAGCTGAGCATCGGCATGAGAAATGCCAGGTGACTTTGAAAACTGACCAGATCATTTCTGTAAGACTGGAGGATGAAAAATGAGAAGGAGAAGAGTTGCTTTCGCCATCGCGTGCGTCATGGCCTTTATGCTCGCAGCCGTGCTGGTCTGTATGATCGCGGAAGCGAAGACACCCAGGAATGGGGAAGTAGAGGATGTCAGTGGGAATGTCTACATCTACAAACACGGAAAGCTCCAGACGGGGTATTTCCGGTATAAAGGCCGGACATATTACGGTCACCGCACCAAATCAGCATGTTATCCCGTCGGATCCATCGCGAAGAGTACATACAGGGTGCGCAATGGCAGGATGTACTACTTTGATGAAAAAGGAAGGAAGATCACCAGGAGTACCAAGTACATCAAACTGTTCCCTCACCGGACATCGGTTCATTACATCCAGCCGCCTGCCAGTAATGAGAGATTCAATGCAAGGACTCAGAGATGGCAGAGGCATGTCAATGGAAAGTGGAAAAGTGTAGGCATGCAGACCTGGCCTTATGGCTGGATCGACTGGCAGGAATAGGGAGGCATTCCATGAAGATAACAGTTGGGGATGCTGCCGCCATCATGGGATGCAGTGAGCAGTTCATCCGGATCGGCCTGCAGCGCGGTCAGCTGGATATCGGTGATGCAGTGCGGATGTCCAACAGATGGACATATAACATTGCTCCGGCAAGGCTCGCCGCACGGCAGGGGATGACAGTACAGGAACTGGAAGAAGAAATCAAAAGGAGGAAGGCATGGGCTTAGTAGATGCATTTAATAAAGAGGACAGGGTCGAAGTTACATTTTCAACTTTTTACAAACTTGTGAAGGAATCAGCAAAGTGCGAGCTGGTCGTGAATGCTGTGAACTGTGATGTTCCGCACAGATACATCAGGGAGATGTGTTCCGGAGAGAGTGAAGAACAGAAACCTGTGGGTCAGATCCTCAGGGAACGTGAAGAATATTTCCGCAATACCAAGGAGGCAGGAGATGATGAATAAGTATGTAGAGATCAGCATGAGTGATGCGATGAAAAAGGCTGAGGGGGGGGCATCTTCATGATCGTGCCGGTCACCCCTGACACAACGGTAAGGCAGTTTCAGCAGGCGGCGGGTTTTGTCGTCCAGGAGCAGGACGCAAAGCCGAAAGAGAATCCGCAGAAGAAAGTCATTGACCATGGAAAGATCGTGGCGCTCTACACTGCGAATCCTCCCAGGACTGTCTCATGGATCGCTGACGAGATCGGGTGTTCAGTCCAGACCGTCATCAATCACCTGAAAAAGGAAGGAATCTACAAAGGAGAAGAATCGTGATCAAAGGATACAAAGTTTTTAATCCAGACTGGACCTGCCGTAACAAGCAGTACACATGCCCTGGAGAGTTTGAGGAAGATGTCACACCGGTGGAGTGTGAGAGCGGTATGCATTTCTGCGAAGATCCTGCGGACTGTTTCAGATATTACCAGTTCAATCCTGAAAACCATGTCTGCGAGGTTGAGGCCTATGGTGATATTGACCGCGGAGCAAACAAGGTCTGCACCAACAAGCTCCGTGTGATCAGGGAAATCCCCTGGGAAGAAGTCCTCAGACTGGTCAATACAGGAAAGGATTGTACTGGCCTCTGCAACACCGGCGACTGGAACACCGGCAACAGGAACACCGGCGACTGGAACACCGGCGACTGGAACACCGGCAACAGGAACACCGGCAACAGGAACACCGGCGACTGGAACACCGGCAACAGGAACAC